ATGCGCAACGAAATGATGCATCGTCCAGTAGTCAAACCAGAACTAGTGGCGTTTATGCGTGAAAAACAAAAGCAATTACCCGGCGAACTTGGTGAAATCGAGCAAGCCGCTCATGAAAAAGAAGTGCCAATCATCCCACATGAAACAGTGGTCTTTTTGCAGTTTTTATTAGGACAGCTCCAGCCAAAAGAAATCCTTGAGATCGGCACAGCGATCGGTTTTTCTTCAAGCTTGATGGCGCAATGTGTGAAAGATGGTCATGTCACAACGATCGATCGCTTTGACGTCATGATCCGCAAAGCCAAAGAAACCTACGCTCGCTTAGGAAATGAAGAAAAAATCACGCTATTAGAAGGACAAGCGGCAGACGTCCTACCTACATTGAGTGGCCCTTATGATTTTATCTTCATGGACAGCGCCAAATCAAAATACATTGAATTTTTACCAGAATGTCTGCGTCTATTACGCAAAGGCGGTGTGCTGATGGTGGATGACGTATTTCAAGCTGGAACGATTCTACAACCCATCGAAGAAATTCCTCGCAACCAGCGAGCAATCCATCGCAAATTGAATCTTTTCTTGGATACTGTGATGAACCATCCTCAGCTGACCTCCACGCTTGTCCCTTTGGGAGATGGCGTGATTCTCATTACGAAAGAAGCAGATAGCGTAATTCTTGAGGAACCTGAGAAAGGTTGAGGGCAGCTGCGCTTCCTTTTTTCAAAGAAAAAATAAGAAAAGGGCGAAAAGCGATTGACATTGCTGCGCCCTTTTTCTATAATGTTATTTGTTGCTGATTGATTTCAACAGCTTAGGCGAAGTGAGCATTCGCTGAAAATTATTTGTTCCAGTAGCTCAGCCGGATAGAGCATTCGCCTTCTAAGCGAACGGTCGGGGGTTCGAATCCCTCCTGGAACGTTATTTAACCGTCGAGAACCCTTGTTCTTGGCGGTTTTTGTTTGTTCTTGTGCCAAATGTGTGCCAAATTGATTTATATTTTTTCTTATTTCAAAAATCACGAATTCAAATTTCGCTCATCTGTGCCAAATAATTAATAGGTACTTTACATCTTTTTCTGATACAATGAAGCTATAAAATTAATGAAAAGAGGAACGGGTATGGGTTTGTTTAGCAGCAAGGCGGATAAAGAAAAGGCAAAGATTGAAAAAGCGAATCGTAAAGCTGAAAACGAAAAAATACTAGAATACTTTAAGAACCACAGTGACTACAAAGTTGGCGACATGTATTTCGATGATAAACACGGAAAATTATTTATAAAGAAATCTTTTACCATGAACAGATCACAAGCTGTATACAATTACGATGAACTAATCAGCTACACGCCTATTTTTGAAGGTGGCAAAATCAAAAAACATCATGGCATTACACGTGCAATTGTTGGCGGCGTTTTAGCTGGTCCTGTTGGTGCTGTTGTAGGAGCTGGAACTGGTGGAAAAGAATTTGATACTATTAAGCGACTAGGCTTCATCCTACACCTTACTGACAATCGCTCTCAAAACTATATGCTTATGATTTCAGAATCAAAATCAGATAGTTTCCTTACGAAGTCGGCGATGGAAGATTACAACAACATAGCTGCTAAACTGGATCAAATAATTTCTTCAAATACTCAAGAACCTACATCTAATGGCAGCAACGCCGATGAGTTGAGGAAATTCAAAGCCCTCCTTGATGATGGAATTATTTCTCAAGCAGAATTTGATGAAAAGAAAAAAGAATTATTGGGATTATAACCTGGAGCCTGTTTATCAGGCTTTTTTCTTTACCTTTTGTTCGCTTTACAACAAGAACAAACGTTCGTATAATTCTTGCAAGGAGTGATTGATATGCAAATACCACTTGCGCACCAACAGACATATGCTTTTGAACGCTACTATTATGAATTCATCGAACGAATGGGCCCAGCTCACTTACTTTATGATCAGTTTGTTCGGACGATGGAGAACTTTGGAAAACCCTATTTTACCGTGCCAACAAGCTATAGTGGTTACCCAGAAGAAATAGCCTATGTATTTAAGAAAGATGGAGAAAACTATCTGTTTGATCATGTTAAGACTCAAGACAAGATACTCCGAAAATACGATCCAAACACAAAGTATAAGCCCGGCGGAAATTAGAGCAACAAAAAAAGCCCCCTACTCAACCGAGTAAGGGGTATTTGTGTTACTTAACATCTTGCTCCAAGAACCAAGAGTTGATTCCGTCTAGCAAGTATGCTTTTTTAGATTTAGATTGATTAACAGATTTAATCTGTTTAATCTTATACTTCTTTCCTTTAACCCACGTAGGTATCTTTTGGCCAGTCTGATAGTTGGTTGCGTGACTTTGCACTGTGACTGTATCGCCTACTTTTTTAGTAGCGGTTGTAGTTGAGCTAGTAACCAGTTGGATATCGTTCTTGTGGGCCCAACCTAGGCTATCGATCAAATACGGTTTGTTGCCACTCACAACTCGCTTGATTGTGCCAGTTTTACCACGACTAGCAGTCGACCGACCAGCGCCTGTACTATCCTTGTATAGCGCATCAGTGATTTTCACCTTGTCTCCTACTTTAAAACTTGTTGAAGCAGCTGGCTTGCTTGTGGATGTATTGTTGTTGCTAGATGAATTTGCAGAATATCCGAACACAGCCAGCGCCGCATTAACTGCTGCATCCATTTTAGCAAATAAAGCTTTCATATCGGATGCGTTGTCGATAAATCCCCATTCGATCAATAGGACTTTTTTACCTGATCCAGAGTTCCGAGCGATTCCTAACCAAGTACCGCCTTTAGCACCACGATCAACTAAGCCTAATGTTTTAGCAATTGCAGCTGATACTTTAGCAGCTGTTGCTTTATTGCTTGCTGAACCATATAGGACTTCCACGCCCGTAGCTTTTCCGTTGAAGGCATTCAAGTGATTAGAAATTTGCCAACCGTCAGCACATTTGTTGATGTTCGCCGCTACATTGTTGATAATTCCGTTTGATGTCGTGCTAGTGTTGTCGGTGACGTTCTTAGCACCAGTTTTCTTGACCATTAAATCAGTGATTGTACGTGCTACATCCGCTTCTTTATACCCGTTACCTACTGCTCCTGGATCTGTCCATGCATTTCCGTTTTTCTTTCCGCCATGTCCTGCGTGTACTGATTGGATTGTCATAAATATTCCTCCTTTAGACATAGAAAAAGAGCAGCTTATTCAGCCACTCCTTGGTTCACTCCGTCATTCATTCCTTTTACTGCTGATTCGATTAACAGATTCAGTTCGTCTTCAGTGAACTTGATGCCGTTCTTGTTAAACAAGTCTACTAACTGAGCCTTGGCTTCTTGCAACTTAGCATCTCCATTTGCTTCTGCGTAAACTTGCTGCACAGCCGCGACCACAATATCTACATAGTTTTTCTTGCTTTCCAACTGAGCTAAGACACCTTTCTTCTTCAAGTATTCTGAACCCTTTTGGCCAATAAATGCTGCCACCAACCCAACCACAACAATCAATAAGTTTAACAATGCATCTTGTAATGCTTCCATTTAAATTCCACCTTTCAAAATAGTGTTCTCATTTTTCAATGTTTCGTTTTCTCCTTCGAGTTCTTGAATGCGTTCATCACGTTCTTCAACTTGCAACTCAAGAAACCCAATTTGTTCCTTGTATGCCGTCACTTGCTTCTCGTGTTCTTCCTTAAACTCTCGGAATTCTGATCTAACTGCTGCTAGCTCGTCTTTAAACTCCTTCACTTGCAATCGATAGCCTTCAATAATGTTTCCCATGTTTTGGATATACAAAGCTTCTGCGTTGTTATCCCCTTCTGTTTTCACTTCTTCAACTTTGTTCTTCCCCTGCACTTTAGCCACTAATTTCGGACCGTATACCGCCGAAAGAAAAACGCCGATAATCGTCATGATTTGCGGAAATCCGCTGGTCCAAAATCTATCCATCTACTTCATCCTTTATAATTATTTCCTGTTGATGTGCCTTCAGGATATTTGTACTCATTAGCGCTATTGTGAAGCAATAAATCCACGATGGATTTGTACTGCCATCTATGAATGTGACTAAGAAACAAGAGCCTAAAAGAAGCCACAGAAACAGCAATACGAAGTACAGAGGGAGTTTGAGATACACATTATCAATTATCAATCCAAACACTTTCAAAGCACCTATGAGGATAAACATCAAACCAAAATAACGACCACCAATAAATCCGAAGATATTATTGATAGCCGCATAAGCGTTTGAATATGAAAGGATGTTTGAGTTGAAGAAGTGATAGAGCCCATAACCGATTGATCCTAGAGAGAATGCGAAAGAGGTACTTCGTTTATTAATATAACTGAGTGTATACCTAATTAATTCCCACATATGCCGCCTACTTTCCTAAAATAAAAAGCACACTCGATTGAGCGTGCTTCGTCAATTTCCTCTTAACCTATCTATCATGACCCATACCATATCTGTGGAATAACTATTTTTTGCGTCGTCCCCTTGCATCAATTCTTCATATTTATCATTTTCGATGATAATCTGATCTTCTTGAATGACTTCATCCTTCGAATTGAACAATTTAGTGCCTACAATCATCTGTTTGCTTTCGACGTTATGGTTTATATATGCTAATTTTTCAACTACCCCTACTTCCTGAATTTCAACATACTTTTGGTAGGTGACTGTCCTGCCTACTTCTCTTGTGTTCAATCTAAATCCCTCCTTATTCAACAACTCCCAAGAATACAACAATTTTACCTTTATCTGCATTTCCATCACACTGCACAAAAATCGGGGTATTGACATCATATGTCGTTTTAACAAACCCGCTTGAACTGCGAATATCAACATAATTCGTTGCCTGATTTGTTAGAGTTACAGCCCTTAGTAGTTGTACTTGATTTTGCAGAACCCAAACTGTAGTAGTAGTGTCTCCGCTTGGATTAATATAAATCATTCGGAAATCCACTATATTACCTTTCTTTATGGGTATGTGTATTACTTCTTTGTAAGACCCACCGTTCAAAGAAATTTCATGCGACTTAACATACTTTATTTCTTGGTTCACTGCCCCTGTAGAAGTGATCTTTCCATCCGTTTTAGCGTAAACCGGATTGTATAAAGAATTATCCGCACTAGACATTTTGCTGTCCCCTCTTAGAATTATCGGATCCACACGATTATCTCCACTAGCGCAGAAGGTTGATACTGCAGAAACTTTACTTGAATCTTTTGAATCAATAAAATATGCCCGTTCCACTCCATTCGTTGTGTCAACCTGGTCTCTTCGGTTGGCGCAGCCAATTAAATTTAATAAAGAGGTTCCAGATACTACAACTGACCCAGTATTGGGGCTTACTAACAACCCCTCAAAATTACATCCGATACATGTTAATTGAGAGTTAGAATTTAAATCAATATACTTCCCAGAAATATCTAGTCTACCACCAAAAGAGCATGATAGCATCGTGGCTTGCATACCAGCAGATGTGTAAAACCCACAAAATTTTGGTTCATCGGAATAAAAGTTTATTAGAGTTATCGTAAGATTAGAAGCAGCATTATTATAATATGAATAGCCACACTGTCTAATTCGAATATTCTCGAATTTACTATTCCATAAAACCGCTTCATTTCGAACGCCATATTTAAAATAGTCAACATGCACATCTGAAAGTATTGCTTCGTTTGTTGTCCCTGATGAGGAGGTTGAAGTTTTTATCAATACACCAGATGTTTCATTAAGATAGTCGTCATCGATTGGAGCTATCACTCTTAACTTAGCCAAAGATACTTTTGCAACATTTGCGTTTATCACAAACCCATTTATACTAGCTGACATCGTTCTAATTCTTGTCGCAGATGATCCTACACCAAGAATGGCTATTTGAGTTGGTACAACAATCTCGCTTGATATCAAATAATCACCGGCAGGAATTAATACAAACTTCAAGTTATTAGCCATTGCGTATTCTATGGTTGCTTTTATCGCAAGCGTATCATCTGTTTGATTATCACCCTTCGCACCGAACCATTTAACATTAACTCCCCTCTCTCTATTTTCATTATAAACTCTCTTCATATAAGACTGATTCGATTCGAAAGGGCGAAAATCGTCATCTGTCCCAGTTTTATCTCTTAAGGATTGGTATAACAACATTAGATTACCAGCAGCGTCTTCGGACAGCTGGTCCTTTATTTCGTCGAACCATGCTAAAAAATCGGTTTCCCCTGAATCCTTGAACTCTTGCAGTAATCTTAATAGGTCTTCAAAAGTCCACACATAAGTAGAACCATCTTTTGTGACTTCTTTAATCCCGTCACTATAAATACTTTTTGTAACTTCATACGTGAAATCTCTGGTAGAAAACTGTTGGACATATGTGTGATCATCTTTCATTTTTCTAAAACTGAAATATCCAGTTTGACGACCTAAAACTTGCCAGTCTTCAGCACGAAAAGTATATTTTAATTGACCTGCTTTGGGATTAGTCATTTCTTCTGGATTTAATTTTTGCTCGATTATCCCTAATCCAACAGTTTGGCCTATTCGGGCACAGAAGAAAACTTGCAAGCCTTCGTATGATCTGATGTTCCCGCTTTCTAATAAGGTAACATCAAGCGTTTGGGTTTCTTCATCAGCTTGCCTAATTTTTAGCAAACCTATATTACTATTCGGTTCAGTGGTTGATAATGTAATCGGATATGTTATCGCCAAAACAACCCACTTCCTTTCTAAAATTCAATATGTTCGCGCGGATTGATAAAATCATCCGAACTTGGCCAAGGCCCGTTTTTAAAAAATTGAAAATGCAAATGCGGCCCAGTACTTGGACCTGTAGTCCCCATATTGCCAATTTGTTGCCCCTGATTGACCGTATCGCCTACAGAAACTCTCAGTTGGCTTTGATGTGCATACCCTGTGTAAAGTCCGTCAGAGTGCTTAATAACAACGTAGTTTCCATACCAATCAGGGTAACTTCCAGATATAACCACTTCACCAGCAGCAGATGCATAAATCGGCGTAGTGGCATTTCCATTTACAAGGTCAATCCCGTTATGCAGTTCGTATGATCCAGTAATTGGATGGTATCTGTAGCCGAACTCGCTAGTCACTGTAACCGGCTTACTAATCGGAACTATATATCCCGAACTTTCATTCACTTTCACATATTGTCGGATCATCGCTGCATAATGGAAGTTACCACCATTAACATACAGATACGTTCTGCCATCTGCTTGAGATACAGCATTCACATATGGATATGTTGCACCAGTTGTATTTCCTAGCGAAGGAGCAACAACTGTTCTTGAATAAACCTCAGCCAAATCAGTGGTATTTACCCCGCCTCTATTTGAGAGCCAAGGGATATACGCGCTACCAAAGTTATAGCCTTGCATGACACCCCAGATATCAACATTTTGATCTTGACCGTTTTTGATTTGTTCGGCTAAGTGTTTGCAACCTTGCTTAACAGACGCTTCACCGCTCAGTGTATTTGGCGCCAGTCCTGCAGATTCCGAAGACTGCATGATGTCGTCTGTTCCATCGGTACTTGGGTTTTCAACCATTATCAATGCATAAGCCAAACCGATGTAGTCGAAAATTCCGTATTGTTTTGTATACTTCTCTAGCCATGCAACAATGTTCGAGTTACCCGTGATATTACTACCAATATTGATAGGCTCATATGTTGCGCCATCGGGACCCACGCCACCACCAGAACCGCCAGGATAAACTTGTTGACCCGCTATTCTAATAGTTCCGTTGACATCTAGGTCACCTGTAATCCTCATGCTGCCTTGATTTGTTAAATCTCCTCGATATATACCAGAACCGTCACCGAGAAATACCCATCCATATCCTTCTTTAGTGGAAATTAGAATATATTTTCCGTCACCTTCAGTTTTGATAACCAAGGAATTATCTTCCAATGGTGTAGGTGTTGAAGATTCAGGGAACGGATTGCCCGCAGAATCTGTCGTTCCTATTGTGCCGATTTGTCTGTTAGCACCCCAGAACTCCATTCCTTTGCTAGTTAATTCCATTATCTTCTTCCCGTTCTTCATAGCTTGCAAAGCGCCAGAAGAAAGCTTTAAAACTTCACCTAATTTGTTAAATGATGTTTCAAATATGTCAGCAATAATAGAACCCGTTTGAATAAAGTCAGCATTAAACTTGCCGTCGATCGTCCACGCAGTCTTAAACTCACTCGTGTAGAAATCACCGTCAATAAAGCCTATACCGTCCGAATTGGCAACTAAGAAATGACTTGATGTTTGAATAGAATCGCCATCCATCCACACCATTTGAAAAGGTTGTCTGCTCTCTCCTCGTTGCGGATGATTGGCTGGATAATCGGATGGAGACATCAAAATAACCGCACCGCCATGAGCGCCACGTATGATATCTGATTGCCATTTGCTGATTTCGGTTGAATCATAAAATGTCATTTTGGTTTCGGCTAGATTAGTTACACTGCTTTGAACACTTGCTGCTTGCCTAGTACTTGAAGTGTTCAGGTTATCGCCTAATCCGCATTCTACCTTGTTCCCAATACGATCAATTTTGACGCTGAAAACACGAGTTTTGTAGTGATAGTTCTTGTCTGATCGGTGGATGGTTACTGTGTTACCGATTGAATCCCCACCCAGTACAGAAGTTTTGAATTGAATCAGCGGCCTTGAGTATTCTACAAGGTTCTCATAGGTCGCTTGTAGCAACTCTTTAGGGTCCTCAATATCCTCCAAAATCAGAACAGTTTCACGTTTGCGCTTGCTTCCGTTCTTCATCGGTATGCCGTACAATTTCGTCATTTCAGGGTATTCAAGCCAATTCTGTCCTTTAGGTTTATCTAACGGATTGCCATTCGACTTTTTCCATTCGATGTCAGTGAATTCAATTCTTCGTCCGTAGCCGTCCCCGACCTCTTCACCTTTACCTCGCCCGATAATCGAGGTATATAGTTGCGATCGATCTCTTTGACGCACGACTTCAAGCGCATTTGATCCATATACGAATCGTTTATTACTAAATATGCCAATCTGCTTATAAATTTCTATCCATTTATCTGTGATTTTGTTTCCATCAATTTTACATTTGAAAACAATCTCACAGCCGGATGTCTGCAGTTGCTTTAAAGCATCTTTAACGCTTAGATAGTAGAACGTTCCTGAAATTGCTGGAAGCGTAGGATCAACATAACCCACACGCCACTCAGCGTTTGTATAACCAAGAATCTGTTCTGCTACTTGTTTGATACTTCGATTGCTAGGGCGCATATCAAGCACGATAAACGAATGCAATTCATCTACCGCAAAGTTAACACCTGTAAAGCTTAAACGTCCTCTAGGGTCGCTATCAGCGGTTATCTTGTACATCGAAAATGATTTATCCTCTTCACGTATAGCCATAAAGGAAGCGTCTCTGATTTTGTCGTCATCCAGAACGCTAACCGACAAAGCGTCATTCATCAACTCACTTTTGTCAGCAGTAATTTCTTTCGTTTGGATGCACTCAATTATTTTGTCTTCATGTACGACTTTGATCAACGCTTGTTTGTCATCCAAGAAATAAATACTTTCGCTCATAGCATCACCACCCGATAAAGGACTTCAACTTTCCCGTTATTTGTTTTGACTTCATCACCCTTTTTGAGAGTAAACTCTTCAAGCTGACCGCCAGCCCAATCAAGGATAGCTGTTTTGTTCACGCCGTTGACATATACTTCGCCGTCTTTGTTGCGGAATTCAACCACATCACCAGCTTTGATGCTTGCGCCAGTGATTGACATGGATAAGCTACCATTGGTCACCTTAACGCTTGTCGGTGAGCTTAGGGTAACTCTGACGACATCCGGGATGATTGGATATGGTATATAAGTAGCTATTTTCCCCGACGATTGATATTGCTTTGAATACTTTCTAGGATCAGCACAATAGATATCGAAACTAGATACGATTCTGTTTGTGTCGCCTGCAACGGTATTAGCAGATGAAAATCGACCGTGATAGGTGTAGTCTAATTCATCGTTGAATTGAATCGTTACGTCCTTCGTTTTGTATAAGTACCACATCAATAAATCAAATTTCTTTTGTAGCGCTTCTGGATCTTTATCTTCAAGTTTGTACTTAACCGTCAGTGTTCGTGAAGGCAAGGTTTGGTTAGTGATAATGCTGCCGACCTGAATTGATTCTGATTCAATGCCAACAGATATCATTTCCCTGCCTTCGACTGACAAAGTTTGATAACCTTCAATAACACCTTCTAACAAAATACCATCATAATACATAGCGGAAGTAGGAGTGTATTCCTCTATGTATCGTTCATTTTTCTGCGTGTCCATAAACGGATACATATTGTTTTCCATTTCCTACCTCCTAAAATTGCATGTTTAAGTTAATCTCGTTGCCTTGAGCTTGACTTATATCGTCAAGGAAGGCAGAAAATTCGCTATTACCGATTCGAACGTTAAATTGAGCTGGCTTGCTATTCGTTCCGTAGTTGACTTCATGCTGGACTTTAGTCTGAATCTGGCTGTTGATACTTGTTAATCGGGAGCCGATATCGAAGTTAGTAGATAATCTATCGCCCATTGAAGACACATTATCTTGAACGGCACCAAATCCATTGTCTAATCCATTGTTCAAACCTTCCATGATGGCATTACCTGCAGGAATCAGTAGTTTTTTATCAACTCTGATTGGTCCTTTGTGATCTCGGATCCAATCGCCAATACCGCCAATGAAATCCTTAACGCCCTCATACTTTTCTTTCAAACCTTTCAAGAAGCCGTCCATAATAGCTTTACCAATATCAAGAAGGTTGATATCTTTCAATTTATTGAACCAACCTGTTACATCATCAATTAAACCTGTTACACTTTCGACCAAATTTTCCCAAGCTTGTTTTGCACCATCGACAAGTCCGTTGAAAATATCAATCGTACCTTGCTTCAAGTTTTCCCATGTTTGCTTAGCGCCTTCCACAAGAGAATTAAAAATATCAATAGTTGATTGTTTAAAGTTCTCCCATGTTTGTTTGGCGTTTTGAACAGTCGTATCAATAAGATTTTTGAACCATTCTTTGAACGCTTGCCAAGTATCTTTTGCTCCTTGGACTGTTGCATTAAACAAATCAACCACTGATTGTTTAAAGCCTTCCCACGCTTGTACAACCCCATCCACTATCGCTTTAGTTGTTTCGGAAATCCATGTAGTAAAAGAGGTCCATAAATTCTGAATCGTGGTGGAAATGGCTGTCCAAATATTTATTACTGTATCTTTCAATGCCGTATAGTAGCCAACAACGATATCTATAAACGTTGATATGATAATTTGTATGTTTTCGGTTAATGTTGTCCACAATGTGGCCGCGTCGGTTTTTAGTTGTTCGAAATTGCCCAATACTAAATCAATGAGTAGCAAAATAGGCCCCATGACAATCGTCTTTATGACTTCCCATGCTGCACCTGCTATTTCGCCGATTTGAGCCCATAAATTTGAGAAGAAAGTTATAAGCGGTTCGAACAGTCCAGTTATTGTTTCGACATATGGCGAAACGACATTTACAACACCATCCCACGCATCTGAAGCAGCGCTTAAAATGCCATCCCAAATATCAGCTGCACCATTTTTGATACCGCTCCATACATCAGCAAAAAACAGCTTTGTATCTTCCCACTTACCCATTATCCAATCGGCTGCTTTACTTGGCGCTTCTCTTATCGCACTCCATGCTTTAGATGCTGTATCTGCGATACCTTGCCACAATTTACCGAACCAATCAGAAACACCATCCCACGATTGTTTGAACCATTCAGATATCCCATCCCAAACTGAAACAATCCAATCAATTGCAGCACCCACCGCACTCTTGACTGTCTCCCACAGTCCAATCCAAAAGTTTCTGAACTCTTCACTGGTATTCCACAAGTATATAAATCCAGCTACTAGCGTAATGACTGCAGCAATGATTAAACCGATAGGATTTAAGTTCATTAGAACATTCATCATTTTCTGAGCGCCGTTATACAACTCAACCGCTTTTCTAGCAGTTCCCATGACACCTTGGTAAATGCTTATATAACCCACTACAGCCATAATAAGCGGCAAGAAAGGTTTTATAGTGTTCCATAAGTTTGTCAAAAAGCTAATTGCCGGCGGAATGCTGTCAGTGATAGCTTTAAAAGCTACGTTTACAGCTCCTTTGATTTTGTCAAAGTTTTCTGCAATTGATCCTAATCCTGCATTTTGCATGCCTTCATCAATCGCTGTGATGACATTCGCTAAACCTTTTACAACCGCTGTTTTGATGTTAGCGAAGGATGTTCTTATACCTGAAGAGTTTTTCTTCGCTAGTTCAGCGAAACCGCCAACACCTTCATTCAATTCGATTAAGCGACTATTAAAGTCTTCGAATGTAATATCGCCTTTTTTCAGAGCAGCATATAAGTCATTCGCTGAGTTGACACCTTGATCACTAAAGGACTTCGATACCTTATCCATCGCGATTGGCATTGTCTCAAGCAAAGAGCGCCAAGACTGAAGATCGACTTCTCCTTTTGAGAGCATTTGCTGGTATTGTTGCGCCCCACGGCTTGCATCAGCTGCAGAAGCACCGCTGGCCAAGAATGCATTGTTCAACGCAATCGCTGTGTCTGTACCTGTTTGCAAATCGCCTGTTGAAATAGCTAGCTGTTGAGCGCTAGATACAATTTCATCTAAACTTGTTGGCAATCCGTCTATTCCGTTTGTCAGTTTGTTCATTGATTTGTCAACATCATCAGTAGAATAGCCCAACGCTTGCATAACGACTGGGTATTTGTTCAATGTGTCGAAACGATCGATAGCGCCGCCTAATGAACTAGTAACTAATCCGATAGCATTATCAATCAATTTAAAAACCCCGATACCTTTGGCGATATCGAGGATAGAAGTATTCGTTTTTTGAGTGCTGCTATCTAAGTTGTTCATCGAACTATCAGCATTCTTCATGGTAGAAGAAAAATTCTTGTCGACAGCCGAAAGGATCGCTTCAACGCTATATGATTCCATAGTTTTCCTCCTTTCCTCAGGAGTTTACAAATCTCGGTACTTTTTCATCCTTGCCCAAGATTTTGTTTTCAAGTTTTTCCTTGTTAAAGAATTTTTCGAAGGTGTCAAATAAAGGAACCTCGTATTTACCACGTTTTTTAGTAGCTTTAACTTGATTATTCGCCCATGCTTGGTAATGAATAAGCTCTTGTTCGTCTAACCTTTTGAGACGATAAGCAATAAGCCTTGTTTCGTATTCCGTCATTGTCATTCGATCAATGTCTAAAAAGTCAGTAATCCCGAGATAACGCAGACAGTTTATCTGGACAGTGGCATAAAAATCTTCTTCTACTTGCTTTCCTTGATTCTGTTTTCGACTGTTAGTGTTTTTTTCTTTGTAAATTCCGACTTTTTTAATTCTTCTAGTACCAAATCAAAGAGTTTATCCGAGCCGATTTCACCAACCAGGGCAATCAAATCTTTTTCAGCTACTCGTGGTGACTCTGTTGCATTTGCTACTTTTAACATTTCAATCAAAGTCTCAATATCTTCGTTAAAGAAATTCACTAGTGTTGAATCTAAGCCAAGCTTCATTGTCATCCCTTGCTCTACAACGGAATATCTACGGTTCATTTCACGAATAAACCCAAATCCAAAAATAAAGCTATACTCTTTGTCGTTAATCGTTAGTTCCATTTATTCATCCTCCTAAAAATAAAAGCACTCAATTAAGAGTGCTTAGCCTTCTGGTGTTTGTTTCGTTGTATCTACAAATGCATACTGAACTTCATTTTGTTGTTCGGCCGTTAAGGTTGCATAACCATCTTGATGAATCATTTGTACGGCGTATTCCAATGAAACTTCAACATTATCTTCGGCAGAAGCCGTTTCTTCGTAGCTTGAGATATACACTTGCATATATTTAGCTGCAAATTTACCTGTATCGCCATCTTGTGGTTCGAGTTTGTCAATGATCCATGTTTCCACCAATTTGTTGTTCATAAATGCATCGTAAAGCATTTTTAGTGTTTTGCTGCCACGTTCATATAAAGCAGTAGAGCTGAAATCATACTCAATTGCCCCTACAGTTTGTGCAGTGCCATCTTTAGTTTCAGTAGCATCGGTGCTACGTGACATACCGAATGTATGCTCAGTTTGATAAGTCACTGTTTTGGCATCTTCTTCAGCTTGTTTTTCAAAATCCCGATAGACCAAAATGACGTCAATACCTTTTTTTAGTGCCATTTAAATTCCTCCTATTAATCTAAAATTCAATTCAATAATCGCTCGTTTAAGCGGTGTGTTTGTGCTTGTATCTGTTACTGTCTGTATGTCGCTTGCATTCGTGTCTAGCGTCCATGAATATCCGTCAGATGTATTTACATGCATCGCTTGCTCAAACAAAGCAGACGCCATTTCAGACACCTGTTTTCGCTTTTTATGAAATCCCCATACAGAAATCACGATCACGACATTTCCCAAGACGTGAGACTTATTGATAGAGTGAAGTGTTTGAGTATCTTCAAATTCTACAAAAGGATAGCTAGTATCACTCGCTGGTTTGTAATCGTATGTTTGATAGCCCAATGCATTCGATCGTTTAAACATCTCATCAAGGATTGATTGTTCTCTAGTTTTCATCTATTCCACCAACTTATCCATATCTGATTTAAACTGCGCCTTCTGCTTATTGAAAGCTGGTCGCATAACTGGTTGAGCTGATTGGAACCTTGTTCCGTACTCCAAATAAGGAGCGTAATCGGCGGTAGGTTTCACCTTTCCTGTTAAACCGCCATCGCTCAAATCCATAGTTATTGATCGTCTCAAGTTACCAGTATCAACTGGCGCTTTGCGTTGTGCGCCTTGTGTCAATTCAGCTGTATTCTGTTTGACGATATGCTTCACATCTTTCATATTTGCATTAGACTTGAGTTTCATCGTCAATTCACTAACACCTTTGAGAGAAACATTCCTTCTAGCCACCAGAAGCCACCTCCTGCACAATAAACGTATTCTTCAATCGTAGATTCCGCTCGGTGACAATCTCAAATTTCTGTGTTTCTTTGGTCAGCTTGTTGTAAATCAGCACATAGTCCCATTTCTTGGTGTATGGACGTAACAAACGAACGACTTTAGCGCCTTGTTTGATATCCCCAAACAAAACTTTTGATCTGTCTGTGCCTAAATCTGTGACATTAGCAAATAAGGGCTTTTCATCCGTTGATCCGCCTACATATTCGCCTAAATTTGGATCGTAATATTCGCCGGTTTCACCTATAAAAGTGACTCTAGTGTCATATCTCATTTGAACATCACCACGCCGCTTTTAGGTTTGCTGGTGTCGTTTTGTTTGTCGTTATAAGCAGCAATATCATCTTCAAAATCATCGAGCAATTTCCCATACGATATTGATTCGCCTTCTTGACCGTAAGAGCTCATACCTTCGTTACCTTTGCGGTTAAAGCGTGTAATCGTACATTCAACGACAATGTATTGCAAAGCCGCAGGAACGGCTTCTAAGAACCCTAGGCGCACGCAAAGTTGGCTTGAAATTCGTTTGATGAAGTCTGTAAGCTGAATGTCTAAATCCGTGCTATCGACTTCTAATGACCGTTTCACTTCTTCTAAGGTTTCTTCCATGACTGCCTCCTTTCAAAAATAAAAAGGCTAGTCGGATGACTAACCTTCGTTTGCAGCTTCTAACAATTTTTCATAATCTGCTTTGACTTTCGCATCTTTGTAATCCACACCAAGTGCATCTAGTTCAGCTTTTAAGTCATCGATAGTAAGCTTAGTTTTGATTGGTTCGATAAATCCACCACCTAAGCGTGCGAGATTCGCTTCGATTTCATCAGCCCGTTCTTTTGTGATGTCGATTGTACTATCAACCTTGTACAAGTCTTTCGTGTGGATGTCCTTGAAAGTTTTCAACACTTTGTATTGTGCCAATTAAATCACCTTACCCTTCTGGAGTATCAGCAGGTTCGATTTTCCCGAATGCTTCATCTTTAACGATCATGAAACCAACATCCATTGTCGCACGCAAAGCAACTAATTCTTGCTCAAACAAGTTAACTGGCGTACCGTCTTCGTTAGTAAGAGTTGAAAGTTGAGCGTCTTCAGAGATTTTGAACGAGATGTTGTATGGGATTCCGTAGAACATGTAGTTAAAGTCACCTGCATACAGTTCACCTTTTGCCAAAGCTTTCAAATCGACTACTGGTAATCCATCAATAGTGTTGGTCGCGCGATCGTAAATGAATTCAACATTCGTGCCAACTGTTTGAGCTGCAGATCGAAGTTCTGTACGATTTTTCCGGTTAGAGATAAATGCGTTCGGCTCAAATTCGTTTTCGCCCAAAGCATCTTCTAATGCCAAAATGTTGTCATAAGTCAAAGGGCCGTTGATAACATTAGCCGCTGCAACAACAGATTCTTCTAAAGATTGTGGAAACGGATTGTCTGTATTCAACAACGCAGCAGCATCAAATTTTTTGTAGAAAGCTTCTGCAATCTTAGGCTGCATAACAGTGAAAAAGTCTGACATTTTGTAGTGCAAGTATTCCCGAGAAACTGGAATAATAACACCAAGTTTTTTAGCGACCATAGTTGCTTGCAACCATTTAGGTTTAGATGTTTTGATCTTTTCACCTTCACCAACCCAGTATGCGCCAGGACCTTCAGCAAAGTATTCGAATTTCTTTTCTTTGTCCGTCATTTCTTCATACTTGGCCAACTGCATGATCTTAGAGTTTTCCATGACTTCATTAACAATAAGCGTGTTGTACTTGTCAGGGATCTTGCCTTCTTTTGTTTCGTAAACTGTCACATTATCTGGATTCCAAGTCTGAGCAAAGTATTGCAAATTCATGTTCATTAATCGTTTGTTTTTCATTTAGTATTTCCTCCTATTTAATGATTCTGTTTTTAGCAGCCAATTCAGCCACAGTTTGTTTAGTTTTCTTATCAGCAGAAAACTGTCCGCCTTCACCCGGCGTAGATTGACGAGCATTTTCTTTTTTGATCTGAGATGCAAAGTTAGTAATAACTGCAACAGCCTTTTTAGTAGCTTCTGCATCTTCTGAAACAATCAATCCGAGTAATTCATCATCTTGTGGCAATCCTGCGCCTGAGAGCATTTTAGAAGCTTCTGACTTCATTTCGTTTAAAGTCTGTCCACGTTTCAGTTCAGCGATTTCGGCTTCTTTTTGCTCCAATTCATGTTGCAGTTTTTCTTCCGCATTCATTTTTGCGAGCTTCTTAGCTTCTTCTTTTTTCGCTTCTGCTTCTTGTTCCCAACTTGCGCGAGCCTTTTTCGTTTCAGCAGCAACAATTTTCGCTAATTCGTCACGAGAAAATGTTTTGCCTGTTTCTTCACCCTTCGACTTATCCTCTGGTGGTGTATTTTGTTCCGCCGGCGGTGTATCATTGCCACCATCTGGATTTTCAGAAAAGAATTGAAGTTTCATAGGCATTAATAAACGTTTTTTCATGATTATTCCTCCACGGTTACGCCGCTACCCGATAATTTAACTAGTTACGCCAGTCAGTCGGAACAGCTTTCTCTTTAGTGCCTGTAAGCAGTAAGAAGGCATACTTTTTAAAATCAAAAGTTTATTTCATATTTTGATATACTTGCACAATGCCCAAAAAAAGTAATGTGAATTGAAGGGATCCAAAGACTACCATCCCAAGCAAGCATGCAACTGGATCTGTTTCTGTGAATACTTTTGCGCGAATGTACTTATAAATGACCATAGATAAAATAATCATCAGTAATCCCTGTGCCATTTGTCTCCTCCTTTTTTTATAATAAAAAGCCGTTAGCGAATGGGCTAAGGCTTAGTTATTGGCGATCAACATAAGGTGCCGTACTACATCTGCAAAAAGGATGCATGTTTGGCGCATTTGTTCCTGGTTCCATTTCATCAACATCAAATACTTTTCCGTTAAGAGGTAAGCACAAGCGACACGCTGAAGGCTCAGAAATGAATGTGTACTTTGTAATATCAGCATCCCGATAACTTCGCTCTTGTATGCCAATCTGCACTCTAGTCGTTTCTGTGACCATCAAACGCTCAGTATTGAATCGAGTGTTCTCTCTACCTTTCTCAGTAAGGAATCTCGTCAATTCAGATGCCAACTGCTTAGGGTTACGCCCCATAGTCACGCTACGTACAAGCAACTTATCCAAATCAGCTTTCAATTCCGCTTGGTACATCCATAGTCGTTCGCTGAATGTTGCAAATCCATCCGCTCGAAACGAGCTGTTTATCACTTGCTCCACTAATTTGGCATAACCGCTTTTAGCAATCGTCATTTCTAAGATGCCCGCTTGACGTTGCAATTCTTTCAAGCCAGCACTAGTAAGCTCTCCTGAAAAATACTTGTCCATGTCGTTAAACGTGGCTATCAGCTCAAGCCCAATGTTCGCCTTCAGCAATTCTAAGCGATTGACACGCATTGTAAGGTTGTATAGTTTCAACTCCTTATTTGCTGTAGGTGAGAAGTCTTTATCTTTAACATACTTCTTAGCCTTGCGAGCAAATGCCTTTACATCCATCTCGCTAGCACGCTTCATCGCTTCGCTACGAGTGATTTTCTGACCGTTGGAAAAACTATCCCACTGTGCGTCTATCTCTTTCTGTATCGCATCCTGTGCGTATTGTAGGCGCTTCTTGATTTCGTTCATGCGTTTCTTGTCATCTTTAATCTGTTGCTCTTGCCAAGCTTTTTCCCTTTTGATGAAGTAATCTTGTGATTTCACTTAATCACTCCTTTACCAACTAAATCTAACCAACTGCAAGCCGTCAGCATCAGAATGTTTATCCCTGTAGTCTTCAACAGTAAACCCACCATCTTGAAACTCTTTGCGAATATCATCTGTGATTACATCTTTGCCATAAAAAACTTCATTGCGTCCTTTTTGCATAGCTTCGGCAATAGCTTCCTTGATATTCCCGCTATCCTTCTTCTGATACTCGTTCATCATCTGTTCTTTGAGATTCATTTTTGGAAACCTCCTTAGGCCTTGCGTATTTTTCTAATGCAAAAAGATATACTGATATGTTAGATAAAAGAAGAATAACAGCCAGCTCGATTCCAAATGCATAATAAAAGAAAACAGCAAACGCAAAATTCATAAGTTTGAAAACTCTAATTCCATCGTCATAACTCATCTTCTTTATTTTCTGTTTCATCTTCAACCTCCTTGTCACTGTCAAACACGCCTCTACCAGTTGGAGTTTCAGCTTTGATTCGTTTTAGTTCTGCATTTACATCTGGAACAAATGAAGCAAGTCCGAGGATAGTCTCTTGGCTCAACTCCGCTCCTGCATCAACAAGTGCTTTAAGCTCTTCTAGAATTGCTTTAGGTAGATTAGGTGTAAATGTAATACGCATACCTTTCAGGTCGGAGTTTTCCAATTCTGCGATGCTTGATTTAAGGTTAAATAAAAGACGATAGCGCCGCATCAGGCCTTTTTTAAAGAGCCGTTGCTTAACTGCCGTCATCTGTTCGAACCCGAATAGTTTATATTTCATTGCTTCACCAGATTGCACACCTGAGAAGTTATCATCTGTTAGATCAGGAACCATCGAAATCTCGTGGATATCTTTCCTCACACGATCTTTATAAGCTTCTACGCCATTTACATCATATTGCTTATAAATATAGCCAGCTGTCACAGACGTTTTATTGCCGTTGATATCTGTACCAGATTCAAGAAGCAACATGTTTGCGTCTTTTTGTTTGGCTGCATCTTCAGCAGTTAAACCAGACGCTTGAATGTCACCGCTAATCACTAGAAGTGCATCGTTTAAGTCTGTCATGTAGTTTGCTGTATCAGACTGACCTGCATCATACAAATCCATTAGAGAAAGAGTATCTTCGTATAAACCCATTCTGAAACGATTTGGCGAGTACTCAGTAATAGGAACTTCTTTCAGTTCATGCGGTTCCTCTTCTGGTTTTTCGAGCGAGATAGAGTGTAGAGACGTTTCTTTGAAATAAATAGTTTTATCTGATGTGTAGATAATCGGCTGAATAAATTGCTTATCAGCGTTTTTTGAGAATCTTGTTTTAGGATATCTCACCGCCAGTATAGGCTCACGTTTAACAGTTGTGTCATAGACAACAAACGTCTCAAACACATTCGCCAAATCCACATAGTCGATATCGTCTTTGTCTCGGTAACTGATTTCATAAGCTCTGCCATATTTATCCATGTCTAACCAAAGCTCGCCATTCAAACCATCAACATCATTATTCGTGTTAAATTCATCAATTTGCTTTTGCTGATCGTCACTATCAATCTGAACCTTAATCGGATTGCCTGTGTTGTAGCCTACGTCAAACGTGCATAATATCTTACCGAAGTTGTGGGCAGAGCGATGATCCGCTTTTTCCTTTTCCTTACGTCTTCGGTTTTTCATGATGTTGGTGTTTCTTGCTTTGTAATAATCGTCTAATACTTCAAGTCTTGGGACTTGGTATTGATGGTGATGTTGGATCATTCCTGCTAAAGTGTCCAAATCAGCAAGCAAATCTTCTGCAGAACTAAACCGATAATGGATATTCGATTCTACTTCAAAGCTGACATAGTTAACATTCACATCAGCAGACGCTCTGCTATCAACGTCATATTCAAATTCATTAAATTTATCCATTCCTCACACTCCTTAAAACATTCTCTTGATTTTGTTCCGCTTCTCTTTGGTAATGGTTGATTTCTTTTTAGCCCACATGTCTTCGTTAAATGCATACCTTGTCGCATCGATCGTATGGTTGTCTTTATCCTCTAACCTTGGCTTTGGATTTCCATCACGATCAGTTTGATAATCTATATTTTCAAACTCTTTAGCGATGTTCGGCGTTCGCAAAGGATCAATACAAATGAAGTCCAAATCATCTAACCATTGCTCGCCATATTCGACGGAATCAGGCCCTTTTTTGACACCTTTAATATTTCTGATGCCATGTTCGTTCACTAACTCAGCGTTACTTTTTGGTTCAGCAGAATCAGAGAATATCTCGTCGTTTTGATATCCTTTTTCATGGAGTTTTTTCGCTAGCTCTCTATTACTAATCTTTACTCCGTAAATTTCATCTATTGCATAGATACCATTTTTCTTTTTGTCGTAATGCCATCTTACAAATGCTAGGGGATCAGTTGCATAACCAAAGTCATTCCCATTTCGAATGTTATCGAAGTTAGCTACCATCTCATCAGTGATGCTCCCTGGCAATACTTTCAAATTGTCGAACGGTACAACGCCAGATCCAATAGCTTTACCATCATATTCCCACTCAGCTCGTCTAGGGTTCCTTGCTCTAGCCGCTTCAACTTCGCTAAGAAACTCCTTAGAGATAAAGGGGTTATCTTTATATGTCGAGTGATGAATGAATGTGTTTTTAGGCTGAAAGGATGTTTCGTATTTTTTATTTACCCATGATTGCTTTCGCTTCGGTGGGTTATAACTGTAAAAGAATTTATAAAAAAGACCATCATCCAATTCTCCCCGCAATAGGGAGTTAGTGATAGTCGTTACTTCATCTTCATTCTTAAATTCTGCTAGCTCCTCAATCCAACCAATCGCAAAAGGAAATTTGCTGTCCTTCAATGATTTAATCCGTTCTGGATTTTGCGCACCACGAAATATCATGTAGTTACCACGAGGTTTATAAGTAATCCTCAATGGAGATTTATTAAACTTGAATAGGTGGGAAACACCTTGCTGTTCAATCGCCCATTTCATCTGTTCATACAATGATTGCTCAAGCGTATTATCAACATACCGAATCCCGACTGCATTTACAGCGTACCGCATTAGCAATTGAGTGATAATATGTGCAATATCCGATGATTTACCAGATCCACGACCACCCTTGCAAACGATATTCAATATGTCAGAGTTAAGGGTAGCCCTCCATACGCTATGAAACTTCTCAGGCAGTAAATCAGAAAGCTTTTTAGCCATCGTCTTCACTACCGATATCATCGATAAATGTAGGAACTTCTGTAACCTCAACCTTTTGTTTATCGACAAATGCTGCATTTATTTTGTAGTAATGTTCCAAGGCTTGATTACGTTCCTTGAATCCCGCTGAGTACTCGCTTATCTCTCGTTTAATCACTTCATTGGTAAAAGGGTCCCGCTTAATAACTTCAAAGCGCTGAGGCTCTCCTTTAGCAATAGAAGCTGTGATCGCCAATGCCTCTTCCATGGATAGGTGTTTGTTTACTTGGATTTCTTTAATCTTTTGCTCAATGTATGATTTGATTGTAGTATTTTGCAGTAATTTGCTTGCATTAGTATTCGCGTACTTTTCGCTGTAACCCGCCTTGATAGCTGACTGAGTAGCATTCCCTGTGATGATGTACTCATCAGCAAAAGCTAGTTGTCTTGGGTTTAAACTCATTTTCCATCACCACTTCCATTTAAAAGTTCTTCTTAACTAGCGTTGCTCCTTCTCGCTCATACTGCTTAATGAACTGTTCTACGTTTGGTTGAGTACGGGATACTACAGTGATTTCTATATACAACAACTGTTTCCAAGTGTCTTTCGTGTCTCCACGTACGATCTCCACATTAACATAGTTCCCACTCCATACAGGTTTAATCTCATTACTAATCAGCTTGCCTTCTTTATCCAGAATAGGGTTCTCTGTAAAGTATCTGTCATTCTCCCCCTCAATCGCCTTCTTATAAGCTTCAGCGAATTCAGGTTCTACATCAACCGTTAATAACGCTTTAAAGAATTTCACATTCCATACCTCCTTAATCTCTCCACAATATGCGGGTCACTCTTCCAACCATGCCCAACATATATCAGCCTATGCCGTTCGATATACTCGTCACTAAACTGCCCATAGCATTCAAGCAACGTGTGCTTTGGTTTCAACTCCGCTTGACGGATGTTCTTATGCCTGAGTATTCCTATTGATAGTTGGATGTAATAGTAATGCATATCACTTCCACCTTATTGTTAGCCATCCAAACGATGGTGTTGATTCATCCGAAAAATATATCTCATACCCTTTGACTCGAAAATGAGCGAATAGGTATTCTACACAGTCTCTAAAAACATCGCTGTCCCACTTAGGTTTCAATACGAATAAACGGTACAGATCGGCATGACGTTCGCCCTTGCTTTTAGCTTTTGAAATCTTACGCTCAATTTTGATGATATCTTTGATAGTTTTATCTAGGTATTTGTCAAAACGGTTTTTTGGTTTAAACATCATACGTCACCCTCAACCTTTCGCTATCATATTCAAACAACTGCAGCACCTTCTTACCCATCGTCCAGCCATTCTCTATCTCGTAGCTGTCATTCGGCTTAATGGTTCCTAACTGCCGATGGATCACACCTTGATAGTCATTCGTCTGTTGTGTGTGGAAATGACCAGTGATAATCTCCCTTGTAGTTGCCTTACTCCATATATCGCTAAACTCAGTAGCGAACAGCATCGGCAAATCCTTCCGCTTGCCATACTGCCCATGAGTAATCATGATCGCCACGTTATCCAACATGAACGCTTGTCGATATTTGTTGTGTGCATGTACTCGGATGTCTGGGTACTTGGCTTCTAGGTATAAGAGAAACATGTACTCTATCGATCCACTATGATTCCCTTCAGCGTGCTCAACAGTCACTTGCTTCGAATGTCTCACACACTCAGTAATCAACACGTCAAAAAAGGAGCGAGCGTCTTTAATCGCTTGCTCCATGTCTACATCATCTAGTTGTGTGCCAGCCATCGTGACTGACTTCTTGATTTGGCTGCTATGGAATAAATCTCCCAGCTGGCCAATAACAATCTGCTTATAGCCTTTAGATACTATATCCACGATCATAGCTAGCTTATCTTGTAAGTCCTCTAGCTTAGTGATACCGAAATGCCAATCTGCTAAACCAATGAATAAGTTTCTGTCACCCGTCTTGATTGCGGTTAGCTTTACTGGCTCGATTGATTCAGTGAAGGCAGATGCATTAAATGCCTTGTGTTTTGGCTTCACCACAAACTTCAACTGCTGATTCCATTTTTGGATATCCGCTGTTGTGGTCGTCCACTCGTTAGTTGTTACTTGAGATATCTCCCACTCGTCTGGATCATAACCTTTGTACTTGAGGATGTCTTCTGGCGTTTTACTGTCCTTTTGGTAGAAAGCCATCTTCACATCGAATTCAGCTTGAGAAATGGTGCCGTCAATGTTGTATCGTTTGTTTTCGTTGATTGATTGACCATCTATGGTGCGAGGTGGCGTTGCTTTGTTCAATCGCTGACGTTTGCTTTTTACACTAATCTTGGTAAACTCTCTCCCATACTCGTTTGACAATATGATTGCTATTTCTTTGTTGGTATAATCTTCATTGATTAATTCTTTGAGCCTGTCAATTTCTTGTTCCGTCCAGTTTATGTCTGCCACCTCGCTTCCGAATAAAATAAAAAGCCACTCGCAATGAGTGACTTCGATATGTACGTTGCATAGGCAGGGACGTTTCCGATCCTATGCGAGAACCGATCACGGAGTTTCACCGAACAGCAATGCCGAGTCCTATCTAACCAATTAGAACTGCAACTAGGCAGTTAACATCTGAAAAAAAGCAACCTACACGCTCGCAATCTCGAGCCACCATATCCCACTATGCCACAATCCTCGGTTGCTAAGTCACTGGAGTGGTACTGCCCCACTCATCTGCCAACCTAGCACAAAATCCTATACCGAATCAGCTACATCGTCAGCATTAGTTATTTAGCGTCTTCTACTTCCGCCACAGTGACTATCGCCCACAGAATAATTTTTACGTATCAAAAGGAGGTTGAAATGCCAGTCTGTGCTTTGTTATGCCATCGAAAATGAACATGCCTGAAGTAACAAAATTAACTAGCTTTGATTCGTGGGCGATATCTGATAATACTAATTTACCACGTTTTCAGTGCCTAAAATTCCGCAAATCGTTCATATATCAAGCATCTTGTCTAACTCTTCGAAAAATCTGTTCCGATATTCAAATGCTTTTGTTTTGCCACACTTTATCTGGAAACTATCAACCAGCCCTTGCATCGTATATTGCGGAAACCTTTTGATATATAACTCACGAATGATCGTCTCAGTGTCACTGCCGCACTCATCGAGAAGTTCTTGTACAATCTGCTTATTACGCTTCAACCGCCGAATCTGCTTATCCGTCTCGATGGTCCACAATGTGCCGAACATCAAATCGCTGTCGCTTCTTGTTCCTTTGATGTCCCCGTTAACATCCTCTTCTCGATACGGAACCCGAATCTCTTCTTCAAGCTTCCTGACGTACTTATCCGTATCTCGGTAATCTTTCAACACTGCCTTGACTCGTTCAACACGCCATTTCTCCAATCACTTGCCCTCCTAGTTTCTAAATTTTTCAATCAACCAGGTAATACACTCCACTATTCCGAATAGCAGACCAGATGCTTTAAAGCGCAATCTACTAGACTTATCTCTGATTTCAATTCCTGGTCCAAATATCAATAGCATCAAAACTATCACTTGAAAGTCTAACAATTATTTGCCCTCCTTATTGTCTTCCTTACCAAAAATCACACTTGCGACCACTGACGCTACGACTGCGAGAAAAATCGCTACTGCAACTGTCATAGCCATAAATTGCCACCTCTATGCCCAACCTTCGGGGTTTTCGGTTTTCTTCGACCTCTGAATCGCACTACTTCATGATTCTGCTTTCGCTTGTATCCACTCCATAAAATAATTCTTGTGTGTTGCACTGGCAAATACCCATTGTGAGACCAATACTTCTCGTATGTTGATTCTGGTTCTTCTAAATATTGTGGTCTATACATCATTCATCCCCCTGCTTCCATCGCATCCCTGGCTAACGGATCGTTGATAATAATCTTGTACTTCATTTGCTCATGTTGCAGTTGTTCTTGTAACTGCTCAATTTGTTTCTGCTGGTCCACAATTGTATAGGATAGCCAACTTAAGCCAAGGATCGTTAGCAGCACTATGATGATTGAATAGCTAGTTTTCATTGGCTTGCTCCAATAGTTCAGGATTAGAATGAATATTGCCAATGACTTCATGATTAGTTGTTACATCGTAACTCTCACCTGTATTCCTATGACCCAATCTATAATCACTTTTCTTTAGTACAACTACAAAGCCAGCTTCTTGTTGAAGATACGCAACATATCCAACATTACCATATTGATTTACTACAATATCTCCCTCGAAAATCTCCACGCCGTTCTTGTCTTTCAAGCCTGTTGGTTGCATCGGTATCATCTTATCCCTCCTGTTTGCTATCGCTGACGATTGCGGAATTAACCGTTTATTTCTTCTGCGCTTAGAACTCGGCGATACTGTGATGACAATCTTTCCTTTGCTTCCTCAGCATCAAGTGCATAGATCTCCATAGTTTCGGCTTCATTTGTTTCAGCAAACGCATTCTTAAATGAGACCTTAAAGCGTTTTTCCTTTAAATAATCGCCATCATTCATCATATCGCTTGCCCAAGACTTATCGTCAGGATCAAATTGACCAATAAAGCTCTCCTCGTCATCCTCATTTGGGTTATACGCACAATACTTTATAGGTATGACTTCTAAGCATCCTTCGTGATAAAACTTATTATCAATTTTTACTACATCTTCAAATTGGCGAAATGCTTTTTCGCAGATCGGACATTTCATCATTACTCTGCCTCCTGTTTCAAAGCCTGCAAGACCTGTAATATTTCCTGATCTGTAAAAGATTTGATATTAGACTTAGTCGTAAATCTTTGGCCGAGAACCCAGATTAAACCGAGCATGTTTTTATCTTTTTGAGATTCTTTAATCTCCCTCAGGTCTTCCAAAAGTAGCTTCTGATTCTCGTTGAGTTGCGGTTGCAATACTTCAACGATAGCTTTGGCTAGATCATCAACATTTTCTTCTGTCCATACTTCGAAGTCTTCCAAAGACATGGTCCCAACTTCAAACGCAGCCTTGGCTCTTTTTAACTCGTAAGTATATGTGTCTTCGAGTGCAATATGCTGGCTTATCACTTCTGCTATTGTTTCTTTTAAACTACTCACGTTCATTCCTCGCTTTCTTGTGGCCCTCATTTCTGAAGGTCACAAATTCAGTTTTCTATTTCGTCGGATAACTGACTAGTCGTAATAGCTCTCCAAAATCTTCCCTACATCTTCTCCGTTAACAAAAACGGATAAAACACTGAAATAATAATCCCCATTTCCGTTGTCTGCTCTCAGTT